GCCGGAAACAAAATAGGCCATCGGCAACACACTCAACACGGGGAGCTTTTCAGTCCCGGCTGCCATGTTCGGCAATTTTTTGCCCAACTGCATCACCACAGAACTCTGCGGGAGTTCTTTGATGATCTCAGCGGCAACGGGTGCAGGTAAAAGTCCTGCCAGGTTGGTATCGGTAATAGAAGCCATTTACATCCTCCTGCCCGGATCGGGCATTACTTTCTGGCGCTCCGGATGATCTCGTTCATGTTGGCTGGGGTCTGCTGACCTCCACCGGTGCCCTGACCGCCATTTCCTTCAGGTACGGTCGGGCCGAACAGCTCCGGAGCTTCTTTCTTGATAGACTCCCATTCAGGAGCCCCGTTTTTCTTGAACAGGTCAAGGCTCACCGCCAACGCATAGGCGGCTTTGATATTTTTGCAGCCGATCTCCGGCTTGATCGCCTCTTCCACAAATGCGGCGTGGCGATCCGATTCGCTCAATCGATTGAGAGCATCGGTCAGTTTCGTCTCGAGTTCTGACCCCTTGCCAGCATCTTTGAGAGCATTCTGCAGCTCAGCCTTGAGGGCATCGCGCTCCTCTCGAGTCGCGTTGACCGTGTTCTTCAGCCCTGCAGTGTGGCTCTCGTACAGCTTGCGATCCTCTTCCGGGAGCCCTTTCAGCACATCATCAAACGTTCTGCTTGGTGCTGGGGTTGGTACTGGCGCCGGTGTAGGATTCGGCGCAGGGTTCGGATTTGGATTTGGAACAATAGTTGGTTCTGGCATCTCGCCACCTCTTTCTTTTGCCGGATCTCCCGGCTCATTTTTTATCCGGCCTCTCGCCGGTGAATTACCTTTTCTTTTTCCCTCTCCCATCCCATGGGAGAGGGCCAGGGTGAGGGTCAACACGAGAAGATTTTGATCTTTCCTCAGTGTCTCTGTGCCTCTGTGTGAGATGCACTACTCACTTCCAGCATTGAAGACCGGGCTGTCTCCCCATTCGTCCGAGTGTCTCTTGCTCACCAGCGAAGACAGATCAAAGCCTTCCTCTTTCCATCGTGCAAACAGTTCTTCGCCCATCCGCTCTTTTTGCTGTTCAGGGTCCAGATTCAGGAACCAATCAGACCCTTTTTCCCATTTGGGCGACCCAACACCGATCACAATGGGTACAGCCTGGCATTTTCCTCGTGGGTGATCATCCAGCTCGCTTTGCAGATCAAACAACTCCCCATCCAGGAACAAACAGCCCATGCAGGCGGTGTCTTTCTTTACCAATCGCCGGAATCCCTTCACCACATTGGATTCACGGTACTCCTGGGCTATTGCCGTTCGATAGGTTCGGTTCGTTTCTGTTCTGGCGATCAACAGCGCCCGTTCAAGTCCCATGCCCAACCCGTCGCTCATATCTGCAGCGATCTGTGTGGGGCTCGATCCCAGGCTAACCCCATTGATCAGCGCATTGACCAGTCCATCCAGCGCCTCTGGATAATCGTTCTTGAGCAGCGAATTCAACGGCGCCCCATTGCCCAAAAACCCAACCATGGTTTCAACCGCTTCTCGGTTTACGATCTTGAAGTTCTTGCCAAATCCAGTCGTGTAACTGGCCCGGATCGCATCACTCGCCGCCTGTACCCCAAACCAGCCAAAATCAGACTGGGACTTTTCAATGGTTGGGATCAGATAGTTTTTGTTATAAGAACGGATCTGATCGTAGATCTCGCCCTTCAATTGCTTGTAGTATTCTTCTCGCCAGACCATCTGCTGGGTGATGACTTTCCCATCGCCAGCAGCCTTTACCATTGCCATTTGCAGTAAAGCTGCTTTTCCGCTGACTGCGTGCTCGATCTCTACCCATCGGGTTGCCATATCCTGCATAAGCGCAAATTCCCGTGCAGCCATCGCTTCACGGTATTCACGCATTACAGTCACGACCTTGGGTTCAGCGAACATTACGCTACCCCTCCGTATCCAGGATCATTGTTCTGATCCAGATTCTGGTTGGCCTGATCCCGTAGGATCTTGCTCATCTTGGCGGATGCCTTTGCATCATTCAATTTGTCGGTCTCCATCTGGGCGATCTCAGCCTTCGATTTTCCTTGCCATCTTAAGCTACTCGCCACAGGGATACCGGCCGCCGTCCCAAACTGGACCGCTTGCATCTCTGCCAAAGGTTGCTCAGAGCGGATACGCCCCCATACCACTTCGATCTCAGCCTTCGATACAGTAAATTGTTTCAACTTCAAAACAAAGGCAATGATCTCTTTCCAGGTTCGGGCAAATGCCGCTTCCCGCTTTTCCACCTTTTTCACCAGCGGGGCTTCCATGGCGATCAGTGCATCGCCGCTGATTCCAGCGCCAACATCAGCCAGGTAATTTTTTGGCGTTCGTGTGGCGATGGCAATGTAATTCGCCAGCTTGTCAATGGAGTTGATCCACTTGGTCAGCTCCTCCCCGCTGAATTCGCCAACCGCTGTTCCTTGCCCAAGTCCGTCTCCCCCAGGGATGTTCCAGATCTCATTCGGGCTGTTCTTCAGAGTCGAAATATCAGCATTCGAGATCACCCACCGTTGTTTGAAGGCGGAGAACTCGCTGGCCACCATCATGTCTGCAAATAACTTATTGATGGCGTCCTGCACAGTGATCACATTCTCCAGGTCACTCGGGCAGCGGAAGTGAAATACAGGGATCACGCCAAACGGATTCTTGGCATTAACTTTCTCTTTTTTGAACGCACTTGCCGAGGTCGGATCAGCTTTGCTTTCTGTGATGTAATATTCGATCCTGTCCGCGTAATACAGCGTGATATGCCAGAATTCGTTCAGGTCTTTGAACCACTTGGCGGCGAATTCCTTGATCTTGGGGTTCTCTGGCCGGTAGAACAAATGGCACAGATGCGCCGGATTGGGGTAGATCTCAACGACCGACTTGTTGTTGATATCCGGCCAAACGATCACAAACGCCTCTTCGCTGATCAGGGCTTCCTTGTGCACTTCATCAGCCATCAGGGAGAGGTCGTTGTCTGCAAAATAGGTATCCAGCTCTTTGTCAGCGCCACTGTTTCCGCTCACATTCACATCAACCAGCTTCATCCGATCCAGGGTGGTATCCACCACCACAGAGCACCAGTTCTGATTGAAGCGTGTAAATTTGTCTCCAAATGCCTGAGACAACCGTTCTGCGGAATACACCAGTTTTTGATCGCCTTCGTAATAGTCATGCAGTTGCTTCAACCGCAAAGACTTTCCCGATAAAGCGTTGTAGGCTCGCTCTAGATCGCTCATCCCTGATAACTCCTCGCCGCACGTTTTTCGCGGTTTCCAAATTTAGCGATCATGTCCTGACCGCCGCTGACCGTATCCACAATATCGTCATGCGTTCCGCTGGGGAAATCCAACATCTCACGGATCGCAGTCTGATTCCAGGACCCTCTCACCAATTTGAAGTGTCCTTCCTTTGACCGCAGGCTTACCCGTAACGCTCGGTCTTCTTTCGATTCATGCGGGATCATTCGCATCATGGCCACAGCCGCCAGCTCAGCATCCTTGCGGAAATCTTCAAATACCAAAGTTTGAAAGGCCACGGACTCAAAGCCCCAGATTACCTTCTTGTTGATCGGGTCTAGCATGGCCATCTTCAGCAACTTCAAGAACCGGCCCATATCTCGCTCAACGATCAGATCCCGGCCGATCAGGTCACCGGTCTCTGGATTGATTGTTTCCGGCATCACGGCGTTCCGGTCGCTCTTCTTGCTGTTCCCCAGCGCCAGATCCACATAAGCGCACCAGGTCAGATCAGGAGGCACCTCAGACGCTTCAATGATCTGAATGTCCTTCTCAACAAAAAACCCGCCGGTGATTTCCCTGGGCAGTTGTTGGTCCATGGCTGCAAAGATCAACGGGCTTACATTTGCCTCTTTGCGCTGAATATCCGCCAGGCTGAATTTCTCCGGCCATAAAGGCTCACCAGGCAACCTGCCCAATTGGTCCCCACCCATCGGGATGTAGATCCCGCGGATCAGATTTTCTTTGAACTCAGCCTCTGTCTTCGGGTACAGATCCTCTTCATACGCACGAGAAGGCAAAACCAAAACCTTCCATTGGTCAGCATGAGGATCATCGCTCCCCATCCGTTTCAGCAACTGACCCGGCAGGTCGTTGACGTTGTACCGGGTCTGGATGTTGATGATGGCTCCGCCTTTTTCCAAACGCTGATAAGCGACTGAGTCCCACCACTCTTCCAGCTTCTTTTGATGGTTCTCGCTGGCAGCCTCTTCAAAATCTTTTGTCAGGTCATCGGCGATGAGCAAATGGGCGCCTTTACCAGAAAGACCGCCACCCAGACCACGGCTCACGCATCCGCCATGATAGGGTTCGGCCAGGTCCCAATCGCTCACGCTGGCTGAGTCATCAGACATTTTCACCGGTGTATCTAATGTGGAGTGATCCCCAAACAGAACCGAGAATCTATGACTCATAACAAAATTTCTCACTGCCCGGCTGTGACCGTCTGAGAGGGAAGCCGCATAAGAGGTGATTGCCACCCGCTTATCTGGATTCCTGCCCAAAAGGAAAGTAGGGAAAAAGCGTGCCACATCAGTGCTTTTTCCTGTACGTGCAGGCATGAAGATCATCAGTCTGCCGATGCCTTCTTGACCTTCAGTGCGGATAAACAACTCAACTTGCATTAATGTTTGTGCGATCAATAGGTTATGCGGCCGTGTCTGATACCCTGGCCACATGTACTCACGGAACGTTGCAAAATCCCGTCTTGCCTTTTCGCGTTCCAATTTCTCGCGCTCAAGCCGTTCTTGCTGCAATTGGGCGCTACTCTTTTTTGCCACATAGGCCACGGCCTGCTCACTCATCGCGGGCCTTCAATTCTCGTAACCGTTTATCCAGTTCGGCATCGCTCAGATCCACCGGGTTGGCTTTCTCCCGTTTGTCTTCTACCACCGCATGAGGAATATAATCCCCGGTCATGGTCAATAAGGTTTTGCGGTCCTGTGCCCCGTGAAAACTGGGGTCGCTGGCTGACTCGATCAACGCCTCGAACACATCCCGGCGATGGTCCAGCAGTGGAGCGCTTTGCATGATCCCGATCATTTCATCAATGGCCGGGTTCTTTTTGCGCCATTCGCAGATATTGCGGTCGCTGGTCAACCCCAAGAACTCAGTTGAGAGTTTTTCTTGGGTCTTCGGAAACCGTCTTGCTTTCGGGCTGCTTGCCCAGGCGATATACGCTGCCACCCGCCACGGCCATCCCGCATCCAACAGCCGGTAAAAGTCCTCGCCCCACAACAGCAAATTATTGGGCATCGGCTTTTCTTCAATCATTGCCTTGACCTTCAGCTCTGGATACTTCTCGGCATCAGCCACCAGGCGCTCTTTCAGGGCGTTCAGAGAGACCATGGAGCGGCGCTGTACTTCATCCTGAGATAAGAACGGATCAGCCCCAACCTCTTGGATCTCAAGGTCGAGGGCTAGTTGCTGCATATTGGCATTGCTCAGTTTCTCAGGATCGAACATCGTTACCCTTTCTGATTCTCGTGCCCGTCAGGTGTCCAGTCATTCGGCTTCCAGCACGGCGTCTGCCCTGCATCCACCAGTTGACCGATCAGCATCTGGATCCCGTTCATCAAGTAAGAGATTCGTCGCATCACCCGCTCGATCACCCGTTTTGACTCATCTACCTCACATTTGAGGTCAGCGATCTTTTGGTCAGTGGTTTTCTGATAATCAGCCAGTAACAGCTTGTACTGATCG